TGAACCAACATACGAGGAAGATAATCATAGAGTTCCGTTTAAACTTGGTGGAATAGATAAAGTAAGAAGAGCATTTTTACAAGCGATGGGAGCAGGAGCTGCAGGAGTTGGCGCTGCTAAAACTGGATTATTTGGTTTACTCAAAGGTGGTGGTAAAAAACAAATTGTAGAAAATTTAACTCAAGTTCCAATTGAAAATGCAGCAGGCATGCCATCATGGTTCAAGCCCCTTGTAAATAGAGTTATTAAAGAAGGTAAGGATATAACTAACCTACCGCCCAATAAAGGTGGGGCACTTGCTGAAAGAGAAATAGTTCACTCTGCAAAATTAGGCGAAAATCAAGGAGTAAGAGTTTCACAGAATTTAGATGATCAAACTATTACAGTTGAATATCAATCAGCTGACAATATGGGTGGTGTTGATGATGCAGTTCGCTTAGAATATAAAGCAGCTGAAGAAATAGAACCAATATTACCACAGCATATGGACCCTAAAGATCCAAAGGGCTTTTGGAAACCACATAAAGATCAAAAAACAAAACCTACATTTGAAGCAAATGAAGCATGGCCATATGCTGATAATCCATTTGGACATAGACATCAAAAGAGAAATATAACTTTTGAAGGTGAAAATACAGTAACAAAAGTTGATGATTTATATAGTGATACAAGTGCCTTGAAGCAGTTTGGAACTGGTAAAGATTTAAGCAAAAAAGAATTAACAATAGCTAAACAAAAACGAAAACGAGTTAATGAAATAAATAATGATTTAAATGAACAAAACCAACTTTTACCAGATCCACCAGAACCTGATTTTGCAACAGGTGGCAGAGTAGGCATGCTCTTTGGCGGTGGAGTTTGGAAAAAGATTATTGAAAATTTGGCAAAAGAAAAAGGAATTTCTCCTTCTGCTTATTTAGCAGTAACAAATTGGAAACATCTTCCTGAAGGAATTAGAAAAATTATATCAAAATCACAGTTTGAAAAAATAAAAAAAGAGAGAATAGAAATGTTTGAGAATTTGGTTGACATGGCAAAAACAAGGAAAGCATTTTCAGAAAATATAGAACAAGGCAAGAAAACTCCAGCAGCACTTGCATTTGAACATTTAGAAAAATCTTTTAAATCTCCCGTCCCTCATGGCGTGACCGATAAAGATATTTTACAAGGAGAGGTTATTCTTAAGAATTTAAAAACTGGTGGAAAAAAAGGACCTGAGCTAAACGCATCAGGCGGACTTGCAGGAATGTTAGGCGAATGAGAAATATTTTAGATTACATAGAAAAAATAAAAAGTGAAAACGAAGGTCCAAGAATCACGGTCCAGGAACCACGGAACATGAACCAAGCTTCTTTAGCAGATGACTTAGAACCAGGTCCACTTAAAGATGAAATGTTAAAAGGTTTTGATCCATCTCAAGAAACCTACGAAGAGTATTTACAAAGAATAAATTTAGAAAGACCATTCAACATGAATCAAGGTGGACGGATCGGGTTTGCTAGAGGCAGTCCAGGAGCTGATATGCAGGAAATTCTTAATGCATATAAAGAATATAAAAGATCTCACCATAGAGGTAAACGCAGAAGTCCAATTATACCTTTTAAAAAATACTTTGAGATATATGCAGAAGAAAACATGGCTGAAGGTGGCAGAGCTGGATACAACGATGGCCAACTAGTAACACCCAATGTTGATGGATCGAGACCTGGGTATAAGGGAGATGAAGCACCTATTGGATCAGAGATAAGAAAAATTACAGATAAAAATCATCCTCATTATGGAAAGTGGGCTTATAGAGTTGTTGAAGATGGAAAAAGAGTTTTAAAGTATAGCGATATTAAACCTAAACTTCCTGATAAGTCTCCAAAACATCCTTATGTAAATAATAAAGATTTTCAAATTTTTTTTGAAGAGTATAAAAAAACCAACCCAGACTGGAATCCAAAAAAAGGTTACGCAGCCGTACTAGACAAGTATGAAAGAACACTAGCTAAAAAAAATAAAATTGTAGGTATTCCTGAATTAGTAGAAGCTTTAGGTGAAAACAGTCCATATTCAAAACAAACCATTATAAAAGTATTTACTGACAGTAAGAAAAAAATAACAAAAAATATGTCTCAAAGAGAGAAAGCAGCTATAAAAAATCTTAAACGAATTAATAAAATATTTGAAGATATAATAGGAACACCATCTAAATTTTCAGATGTAACTAAAGAATATAAATATATAAGAACATTCGAAGGAAAAGGGTCTAGTCAAGCTACGTGGGATTTTAATCCATCAAAAATTAAAAAATTAAATAAAGCTTTAAATAAATATTATAATCAAGTTGGAGATCTTCAAGAATCAACAGTTGATAATATGTTTAGATTTTTAAATAATGAAAATTTAATGAAAGAAATTATAAAATATAAAGGAGGTCCCTTAAGTCAAGATAGTTTTATTTTTAAAAGTATACTCAAAGAATATAAAGGAGGAAAAGACCCTTCTTATTCTCTTATGCAATTAGGGAGAGCTTTAAGAGGAGAAATACAAATAGAAGGAATTGATAAAAATTTACGACTTGGAAATAGACTTATAAAATTAACGGCTGATAATTATAGAAGTCCATTAGGAAATAGTTTTTTACATTGGGCTAAACTTCAAATGGGAAAACATTTTGATGACCCTAATGCCACTTACAAAAGCTTAACAAATTCTATTAGAAACTCCATGAAGGAGGTAGGTATAAAAAATAGTAACCTTCACATAGATGAAATTTTTCCAGCAAGAACAGGTCAATTAACAATTGGTAAAGGATCAGGTGCTTATAATCAAGTTGTTCAATTGATTAATGGAAAAATTAATTCAAAAGAAAAAGCTACTTTTGATAGTCAAGCTTCTACTAGATATCAAAATATTATAAAAAACATTAAAGACAAGAATTGGGATGAAGTTAATAGATTAGTTAAAGACCACGATACTGCTATTAAAGAGTTTTATGAAAAAAATCCTCAAGCCAAAGGCAAAGTCAAATTAACACAATTAAATTACGATCCAGTTAAGAAAAGATTTGCTTCTCCAACTGAGATTTATGGCAAAGATGTATTTCCTTCCAAAATTCAAAAAGACATGGATAAGTTTTATAGAAAAACTGGTTTAAGTTTAGATGTTGGATCTACTATGACTTTGGAAAAAGTTGCTAAAGATCCTAAAACATTACACAAATTCCTAAAACAAGCTGGCTTTAAGATTGATAAATGTCTAAGCAGCGGTGGAAGAGTTAAACTTAAAGGTGGAAAAGGAGTTAATACTTGTATCAGAGAAGTTATTGAAGAAGAACAGAAAAAAGGTTTGAAAGGAAATAAAATTTCTTTAGAAAAATTTGGAAAGTTTGGAAAACTTGCAAAAACGGCTGGTTGGCTTTTAGGACCAATTGATATTCCAATTGAATTAGGTTTTGCACTCCCTCATATGTTAGCAGGAGATAAAGAAGCAGCTAAAAGAGCAACAACACTTGGATTGTTTGGTTGGGGTAAAGATAAAATAGATGAAATAAAAGCAGGTAGTCCTGAATCTTATAAATATCTAAAACATTTAAAAGATAATCAAGAGTATATTAATACATGGTTTGAAAATCAAGATCTTAACGAAGATTTAGTTGATTTAAAAAAAGAACAATACAATATAATTGAAAGACCAAGTATTCCTCGAGATAGAAAAGAACTTGCTTTAAAGCAGAGAAACGATCTTGAAAATAAAATAAAAGCTACTGAAGATAAAATGAATTTCATAGCAGAAAACTACAAGGGTTATTATGATGAAGAAGGTAAATTTGATGTTTGGGGAGAAGCAAAAGGTAAAAGTGCTTTACAAGATTATCTTATAAAAGATGTTATAGAAAAAACAGATAAAGGTTTAGATATGAAACAATATGGTGGTCACGGCATGAATATTGCATGGGGACTACCATGGAACTTTGCAATGAAACCTGGAGAAGTAGCTCCTTTTAAAGGAGGACAACCTATCACTAATCTTAAACAACATATTGCACAAAGGGGTCAACCTTATTGGAAACAATTAGAACATGCTACATATGAAGCAGGGATACCAAAACTTTTTGATCATTATTTTGCGACAGCAGATGTTAGAGACCCTAGAGATGCTTATTCTGATTTACCAATTAAATATGCAAGTCAATTAGGCAAAATGGAAGCAGAGGAAACTAGAAGAATGCTTGCTGAAAAAAAAGCAAAAGAGGAAATGGATGAAGCTGCTAGAAAATATGGACCCTATACTAGATTCGCAGGCGGAGGCATAGCTGGAATACGTAAACCAAGCGCTATTCCACCAGAATCAGGGCCTCAATCACAAGGCTTGGCTTATTTAAAAAAATATGGTAGTTATTATTAGGAGTATAAATGGCAGATATAGATAAATCGCTCCCGAATGTTAGACACGAAGTAAAAATTCCTGGTGCACAGGAAATGACTGATGTCGATATTACGGAAGCACAACAAAGACAACCTGTAGAAGTAACACCTGATGAAGAAGGTGGTGCTACAGTTAACTTTGATCCAAGTGCCGTGAACCAGGCACAGTCAAACACGCACTTTGATAATCTAGCAGATATTTTACCAGAAACAGTTATTGACCCAGTTGGCATGCAACTAAAACAAAATTACATGGACTATAAAATGTCCAGAAAAGATTGGGAAAATTCTTACATTAAAGGATTAGATCTTTTAGGATTTAAATACGACAATAGAAACGAACCTTTCCAAGGAGCTAGTGGTGCTACTCACCCAGTACTCGCTGAAGCAGTTACACAATTTCAAGCATTAGCTTATAAAGAATTACTCCCCGCAGATGGTCCAGTTAGAACTCAAATTTTAGGATTATCAAATCCAGCTAAAGAAGCTCAATCACAAAGAGTTAAAGATTTTATGAATTATCAACTCATGGATCAAATGAAAGAATATGAACCAGAGTTTGATCAAATGTTATTCCATCTACCCCTAAGCGGTTCTACTTTTAAGAAAGTTTATTATGATGATCTTTTAGGCAGAGCCGTTTCAAAATTTATACCTGCAGATGATCTAGTCGTTCCGTATACAGCTACCTCATTAGATGATGCGGAAGCAGTGATTCACGTCGTAAAGATTTCAGAAAATGATTTACGTAAACAGCAGGTCAATGGCTTTTACACTGACATTGAACTATCAAAACCAATGTCAGCCGTAAATGCAGATCAAGTAGATGATAAAAAAAGAGAATTAGAAGGAACCACTAAAACAACTAGAGTTGAAAGTGTATATACATTATTAGAATGTCACGTTAATTTAGATTTAGAAGGTTTCGAAGATGTTGGCCAAGATGGACAGCCAACTGGAATAAAATTACCTTACGTCGTTACAATCGAGGAAGGTAGTCAAAAAGTTTTGTCGATAAGACGAAACTATGCGCCCAATGATCCACTAAGAAATAAAATCCAATATTTCGTCCACTTCAAATTTCTGCCAGGACTAGGATTTTATGGCTTTGGACTCATTCATATGATTGGCGGATTGAGCAGAACGGCAACGTCTGCTCTCCGTCAATTATTAGACGCAGGTACGTTATCAAACTTACCAGCAGGATTTAAACAACGAGGTGTTAGAGTCAAAGATGACGCTTCACCTATACAACCTGGAGAATTTAAAGATGTTGACACACCAGGTGGTAATCTAAAAGACTCATTTGTATTTTTACCATACAAAGAACCCTCAGCTACATTATTGCAGTTGATGGGAATTGTAGTAACAGCAGGACAGAGATTCGCGTCCATTGCTGACATGCAGGTCGGGGACGGGAACCAAGGCGCAGCCGTTGGTACGACCGTAGCTCTTTTGGAACGTGGTTCAAGAGTGATGTCAGCAATCCATAAAAGAGTATACTCAGCACTTAAAAAAGAATTTAAATTACTAGCAAAAGTATTTGCTCAGTATTTACCACCAGAATATCCTTATGATGTTGTTGGTGGACAAAGAAATATTAAAGTTACGGATTTTGATGAAAGAGTAGATATTCTACCAATTGCTGATCCAAATATTTTTTCAATGTCACAAAGATTAACATTAGCACAAACTGGATTACAATTAGCAATGTCAAATCCACGAATGCACAATTTGTACATGGCATTTAGAAAAATGTATGAAGCATTGGGTATAAAAGATATTGATAGAATTTTACCACCACCAGCACCAAATGCACCTAAAGACCCATCGTTAGAACATATCGATGCATTAGCTGGAAAACCTTTTCAAGCATTTCCAGGTCAAGATCATAGAGCACACGTTACAGCTCACTTAAACTTTATGTCAACGAATATGGTTAGAAATAATCCGATGGTTATGGCAGCAATGCAAAAAAATATATTAGAACACATTTCTTTAATGGCTCAAGAACAAGTTCAATTAGAATTTAGAGAATTAATCCAACAAATGCAATTGCTTTCACAACAAGCAGCACAGAATCCACAGGCTCAACAACAACTTCAACAAATGCAGCAACAAGTTGAAGCAAGAAAAGCTGTATTGATTGCAGAAATGACTGAAGACTTTATGAAGGAAGAGAAGAAGATTACATCTCAGTTTGATCATGATCCATTGTTAAAACTTAAGTCAAGAGAAGTTGATTTAAGAGCTATGGAGAATGAACGTAAGCAACAAGAGATGCAGAAGAAACAAGAGATTGATCAAGCTAAATTAGTTCAAAACAGAGATATTAATGAAGATAAGCTTGAACAAAACGAAGAGTTAGCTGAATTAAGAGCTGATACTTCGCTAGAAAAGCAAGAGATGGCTAATGAGAATAGATTAGAACTTGCAAAAATGAAACCAAAGAGTATAAGTAAATAATTATGATAAACTATAAAAAAGGCGGAAAAGAATTTAAA